ATTACGTCTTGCTCACTTCTTAGCTCAAGCAGGCCATGAATCAGGTGGTTTTAAAGCATTACAAGAAAACTTAAACTACGGAGCTAAAGGTTTAAGAAGCATATTTGGTAAATACTTTCCAGATGATGCTAAAGCATTATTATACGAACGCAAACCAGAAAAAATAGCTAACTTAGTCTATGGTGGTAGAATGGGTAATGGACCTGAAGCATCAGGTGAAGGATGGAAATTTAGAGGTCGTGGTTTTATTCAATTAACTGGAAAAGCAAATTATACTGAGTTTGATAAAGTAGTTGCTGAAAATTTAATTGATCAACCCGACTTAGTAGCAACTAAATACCCCTTATTGTCAGCTGCTTGGTTCTTCCATAAGAACGGATTACATAAAATAGCAGATAAAGGCGCTACAGATGCTGTGGTAACAGAAGTTACAAAGCGTGTTAATGGTGGAACAATTGGTTTACTAGATAGAATTAAACACTTTAAGGAATATTACTCTCTCCTGGCGTAGTAGGAGGATCAGGAATAGGAGGCATTGAATTATATGGCTCGTACGAATTATAAGATCCGTATGAGCCATAACTCTGTTGAGGTGGGGTATTTTTACTTACAATCATTTTAACAAGTCCTTCAGATGTAATAAACCCAAGACCGGATAATATAATGTAAAAATCATATTCAAGTACATCACCTAAAGTTACTAATAAATCTTTCTCTACTTTACCTTTAGGTAAATACATTATAACATAACACACCAGGAATAAAATAACGAATGATGCTAATATAAAGTGTAACGAGATTATTAACGTTATTAATCGTTTTGATGAATTAGTATCATTAGCGTTTAATATACTTCTCCAAAATCGTTTAAATTGTGGTGACATACATGGTGTTTCATATAAATATTGGGTAAGCAAAATAAAAGTCGTATATTAAATTTATGATACTATTAATTATAATAATGCTTATTGTAGTAACGCTAATATCCTACATTTGGGCTAGTGGTATAGATACCATGCAAAAAAAATATCCTGAATATAAAGGTGAAGATTTTTTAAATTGGGATGATAATAAAGTACATTCAGAAGGAGATTTTTAATTATGCAAATATTATGGGGATTCATATGGGGAATATTAGCTCAAATAACTACCTTTTTACAATTACAAGGTCAAATTAAGTTTGAATGGCTCAAAAATAATATGTGGTTTGGAGTATTAATGGGTCTTCCTATATCATTTATGTTTATGATGTCTGTTAAAAACTTTGTTGAAGCATTTAATGGACAGATATGGCCTTCACGTTTGATTGGTTTTGGTATAGGTGTATTTATATTTTCTGTTATGTCTCACTTTATGTTTAAGGAACCAATTACTATGAAAACAGGAGTTTGTTTATTATTAGGTTTGGGCATTATATTAGTTCAAATATTTTGGTAAAAATATAATAAGAATTGTATTAATTTATATATTTATTGTAAATATATAGTATGGAAAGTAAAGAATGTTTACAATGTAAAATTAATAAACCTTTAAAAGAGTTTTCAAAACATAAAGGATTTAAAATAGGATATAATTCTAAGTGTAAAGAATGTGTTAAACAATATAGTAAACAAAGATATAAAACTCATTTTCATGTATGGAAAAAATGGAGTGATAACAATAAGGATAAAATAAAAGAAAATTCTAATAATTGGAAAAATAAAAATCCTGAGAAGTATAAGGAATATCAAAAAAACTATATGACTAAATATTCTAAAGAACAATATCAAAATAACTTAGAATATAGATTACAAAAAGTACTTAGAAGTAGATTTTATCAAGCTCTAAAAAAAGAATATAAAAATACATCAATACTTGATTTAACAGGATGCTCAATTGAAGAATTAAAAAAACATATTGAATCACAGTTTGATAGTAATATGAGTTGGGAAAATTATGGTTCATATTGGGAGATAGATCATATAAAACAAGTAAATAAATTTAACTTAATTTTAAGTAATCAACAACAACAGTGTTTTCATTACACTAATTTAAGACCTTTAGAAAAAATAGAAAATAAAAAAAGAAAAAAATCATAATTAATATGCGTACTATTGTTCTTGGCGATACACATGGTCGCTCATTTTGGAAATTAATCACACACAAAGAAAATGCTGATAGAGTAATCTTCATAGGAGATTACTTTGATTCGTTTGATATACCTGGTGTAGAACAAATTCAGAACTTCAAAGAGATAATTGAATATAAGAATAAAGGTACAAATGAAGTTATTTTGCTTATAGGTAATCATGATTACCATTATATGCAGGGCATTAGTGAGCAATACTCAGGTTATCAACATAATCTTGCTATGTCAATTCAGTTTGAATTAGAAGACAACAAGCAACATCTACAAATAGCATATCAAATGGATGAGTTTCTATTTACACATGCTGGTGTTAGTAGTGAGTTTATGGATAGTGTGTTTGGTAAAGGTGGATGGCAAACAGAGAATATAGCTGAGTTGTTAAATGAGCAGTTCAAATACAAACCACAAACATTTGGTTTTGGAATGGCAGTTGATGTTACTAAATCACTTTGGTTAGATCCATACGGCGACAATAGAGAACAATCTCCAATTTGGATTCGTCCTCGTTCATTAATGGCTGTTAATAGAGAAACACTTCGTAAACAAGTAATCCAAGTAGTTGGTCATACTGGAGTAACAACAATGACTGGACAAGAGAAAATGTCTGGTGGTAGGTATTTCCTTACAGATTGTTTAGAAGAAAGTGGTGAATATCTTATTATTGAAGATGGACAAACATCAATTGGTAAAATATGAAGGGTAAAAAAGTAAAAGACGAATTGAAGGAAAAAAGAGAATTCATTGTAATGAACTCTCAACTAGAATATTTTTGTGGTTTGGCTTATGGAGGCCAATTAGTATGGGATTCTGACTACGAGAATGCAAAACCACTAAACCACGAAAATAAATTCAAAACACTACAAATGTTAACTCCTGGCGAGGAACTCATTCTTGACTATATTTATTGACAAATAATAAGTATGGATAAAGAAAAACATAAACAGAATATGAAACGTTGGAAAGATAATAATAAACAACGTATAAAAGAATATAATCAAGAATACAACAACAAGTCAGATAAAAATAAAATTAAACAGCAGCATAAAAAGTGGAATGAAATTAATAAAGAAAAAATATCTTCCCAATTTAACCAGCGATACAATAGTGACAATACATTTAAATTAGCTCGTGGTATAAAAGCGCTTGTATATAGTTCTTTTAAAACTAGTGGAATTAAAAAAAATACTCGTACTTTAGATGTATTAGGATGTTCAATAAAAGAATTTAAACAACATATTGAATCTCAATTTGAGCCCTGGATGAATTGGAAAAATAAGGGAATCAGAAAAGTAACAGGTCCTAACCAATGTTGGGATATAGACCATATTATTCCTATAAGTTCTGCTAAAACAGAAGAAGATATTATTCGTCTAAACCATTATACTAATTTAAGACCACTTTGTAGTTATATAAATAGATGGATAAAAAAAGATAAATTTTAAAAGGCAAAATAAAGGTTATATATTTGCTTTATGGAAGCTAAATATCCAAAACAAGATCCTGAATACCGCAAGCGTGTTATGGATCGATTCTATAAAAAAGTAAGAGAAACAAATTGGGAAAACGATTGTGAAGATAAACCCAAACGAGGAAAATCGTATAAAAATAAATACGAAGGAAGAAAAGCAGCTAAACCTAGAGCATCTGAAAAATATAATTGGCTTGACTAAAACAAGTGGAGTATATAAATGGTATATTACTAAGGAAGGAGCCAAACAATTAGGAGTCCCTATTGATGATTGCTATTTAAAAGATAACACCCATTACCTAATCTACATTGGGTCAGGCAAAAATTTAAAACAAAGATTAAAATACCATACTAGAGGCCCTAAAACATTATCAACTTTAAGAAAATCAATCTCAGTATTACTTAATGAAAATGATGAAGATAAGATAACTGCGTTTATGAAGCAACATATGATATTTGATTATGTTGATAGAGACGATTATGAAGAATATGAAAATCAATTAATTAAAGAAAATATATTACCTCTTAATATTAAAAATAATAATCACCCCTTTATTAAAACATTAAAACAAAAAAGAAATGGACAAACGATTTAAAGCACTTAATGACAAGTATTTTGATTTTGAAATATTTGAAGAAATATTCGAAGCAATAGACAAAATGAAACACCCGGAAAACGACTTATTCAATGCTGGGTTAGCTAGTGCCGATGCTGCTATTAGGCGTTTGAGAGAAGAACATTATACTGCTATAAAAGCAATGTATGAGCAGGAAGATATTATTTAAGGCAAAATAATGTTTGTATCTTCACTCTATGAAATTACCAAAATTATTCAAACGCGCCGTAAACGGCAAAACATTAGAGTGGGAAATAGAAGTAGATGGAGCCTGCTTCAGAACAGTGTCAGGTTATACTGATGGACTTAAAGTGACATCAGAATGGACTTGCTGTGAATCCAAAAATATAGGTAAGAAAAATTCCACTACAGCAGAAGAACAAGCATTATCTGAAGCAACAGCAATGCATCGTAAACGTAAGGAAACAGGCTCGTTTGAAAACATCAATGATATAGACACTCCAGTCTATTTTAAGCCAATGCTTGCTCACGATTACAACGACTACAAAGACAAAATTACATTTCCAATTTATAGTCAACCTAAGCTAGATGGTGTTAGGTGTATTGTTAGAGCAGATGGAATGTGGTCTAGAAATGGCAAACCAATTATTTCAGCACCTCATATATTTGAATCACTTAAACCATTATTTGAAAAGGATCCTGACTTAATACTAGATGGAGAGCTGTATGCTGATAAATCAACTACAGATTTCAATACAATTATATCTTGTGTTCGTAAAACAAAACCAACACTAGCCGATTTAAAAATGAGTGCTGATTGTATTGAATACCACATTTATGATATACCTAGTGTTGATGATGTCTTGACAAAACGTTTAGACAAATTATACTTTGAAATAGAAATAGATTTACCTCGTTGTTGTAAAGCAGTTAGTACTAGAATTATTACTGATGAAACTCTTCTAAATAGATTCTATAAGAGATACATTGAACAAGGTTATGAAGGACAGATGATTAGATTAAATGCTTCCTATGATAATAAACGTTCTAAATCACTTCTTAAACGTAAAGAATTTGTTGATGGTGAATTCGAAATTTTAGGCGTTGAAGAAGGAAAAGGTAATCATGCTGGTAAAGTGGGACGTCTAAATTTTAGCATAAATGGAAAAGCATTTGATGCCGCTGTAAATGGAGATTGGGAATATATTGAGAAACTATGGCATAGTAGAGAGGGATTAATAGGTAAAACAGCAACAGTAAAATATTTTGAATTAACTGAAGACGGTATCCCACGTTTTCCTAAGGTAATAGCAATCAGAGACTTTGAGTAGGCACAATCATTATTGTATATTTATTGTAAACCAAAAATTATGACAAGCAAAGAAGAAATGCATCTCAATTGTCTAATGATTGAGGCACTAGTAAAAACCCTAATAATGAAGGGAATTACCAACAATGAAAAAATAGTAGCTGAAGTGGATGAACGTTTCCATCCTGAAACACCAGAAGAAATGGAAGCATATTCTGAAGCAATTATTTATGGTAAGTTGGGAACATTGAATTAATGGCTTTTAAGATTCTTCAATATTTATTGTTGAATCAAAAAATATTCAAACATGAACAAAGAACAAATTTTAGGTATCGTACGCCACGCTTTAACATTCGTTGGTGGTATCTTAGTTATCAAAGGTATAGCTAGTGAAGCTACTACAAACGAAGTAATTGGTGCTGTAATGACCGCAGTTGGTGCTGTTTGGTCTTACATTAAGAACGGTAGTGCTGCTGCCTAATTAACTAACTTTAAAACACAAGTCAGAGCCCCTCATTATTGAGGGGCTTTTGCTTTGGAAGGCAAAACTAGCTTAGTAAATTCACATCATTAAATAATTAAATAATCAAAAACAAAAAGTTATGTCACAAGAATTGAACACAAACAGTATGATGACCAGCAAAACGTATTCGCTGGAAGAAATTAAATCAATCGCTCCATCAGTATTTACAACTGAAAAAGCATCTCACCTCACAGACAAATATGTACATGCTCCAACTTCAAAGGTGATTGAAGATATGATGGAATTAGGATGGGTTGTGACAAAATGTCAAGAAATTAAAGCAAGAAAAAATAAAGGATTCCAGAAACACGTGATAGTACTTCGTAATCCTGATATTATGATTAAGGGTAAAGAGGGTGATGATGCCTTTCCTCAGGTAATTTTAACTAATTCCCATGATGGAAAGAATGCCTTTAATTTCAGAGTAGGAATATATCGCCTTGTGTGTTCTAACGGGTTGGTAGTGGCTGATAGTGAATTCGGCAACACTTCAATTCGTCATATCAACTATACATTTGAAAACCTCAGAGAGAAAATGAATGAATTAATTTCAAAACTACCCGGGTTAGTTCAGAAAATTAACTTATTCAAATCAACCCAATTAACTGAAGAACAAATGATTGAGTTTGCAAATAAAGCAGCTACTCTCAGAACAAAACAAAGAGTAAACGCATTAGAACTACTTGAAGCAACTCGTAACCAAGATCAAGGTAATGCACTCTGGGAAGTATATAATCGAGTTCAGGAAAAAATATTGGGTGGTTCATATACTGCTGGGAAGCGTAAAGCTAGATCAGTAAAATCATTCCAAAAAGACATTGAAATAAATGAACAACTTTGGGAATTAGCTGAAAGTTATGTTGGATAAATAAGTGATGCCCCTCTGGAAAGAGGGGCATTTGCGACCTCAATACATGTTACCAAAGCACGGGGTGTCGAGTATAAACGAGCTCAGAGAGTTCCCTCATACAGGTTCGAATCCTGTCCTGACTACAAATTTTGGAGGGCAAGATAATTGCCCTACCTTCATTCTATGAAATTAAAGTATCTAAAAGAAGATTTAATGTTTTTGAAGGCGCTGAATAGCCCATTCAAGCCATTCAAGCTGAAATGGTATATTGGGAAAATAGCTATTGGTACGCCTTATTTCCTTCCAAGAAGAGTAGTTAAAAACAAAGAAAAACCAGGTTACTTAAAATTTGTTCCTAAAAAGATAGGATTTAATTTTGTACGTTTAGGATGGAAAACAAAATATAGGGACCATGATTATAGATTTGAATGGGCTCCAATGTTATCATTTGTATTTTTCAAATGGCAAATAGTATTAATGGTACAAGCACCAGAACAAGATCACTATTGGGAAGCGTGGTTATATTACGAACGTAACACTGATAAACGTTTACCTAAGTGGATGAGGATAAGACAATGTAGAGAGGAATTTCCATTATTGTGGACAGTATACCGTAAGAACCCTAAAACAGGAGAGACTACAGATAAAGAGACAGTCGATTATTACAATCATATTCTTAAATCAAAATATCTAAAGTAATGGCTAGAAAGCAATCAGATATGATTAATGAAGTGTTAGCTCACTTCGACTTTGAAAAAGTTAATGAGGTAATGAAAGCAATAAATTGGACTTGGGCAGGTGAGGGTGTTCCTTCTATAAAAGTCCTAAAAGAAGAAGCAGAGGAAAGATTACAGAATGCTATTGATCAAGTATTATCTCCAAACAATACTGAACACTATGAAATAGGTTGGGTATCAGCAACAGGTGGTTTCAAAGCAACTGCTTGGAAACATAAAGATAATACATTAGCTAGAATACAACTAGAATTTATTGTAACAGATTGGGATGCTGAAGATGATATTATAGAAGTATAATAAGGCAAAATAACAATTATATATTCAATTAAAATTAAATCAGAGGTTATGAAAAAATTATTTTTGATATTATCAGCAGTAACACTTAGTTACATTACATCAGCTCAAATCCAACTCAGAGGTAAAGTAGTAAGTATTTCTAAAAAACAACTATCAGATACAGGTAACATTACTGTATCATCCTATTATCCATTACACACTTCATTCATATTAAGTGATGAAAAGTTTATCATTGATAATATGGTGAGTGGCTTTAAGTATCGCTTATCTGATAAGGATACTGCTACTATGAATGGTGAAATGGTTATTAGTTATATGGCTCAAATTGGTAAGAATACAAAACTATTAGCTGCAAGTGAAATTAATGGCTGTCCTGATTATATTAAGATAGCAGTGTTTGAATTTACAGATAGTAATCATTTTACTGAATATTTAGTTAGAATTGGTGGTAAAAAGGCAAAGAACTAATCGTATATTTAGGTTATGAAAATATTAGTGGAGTCTTCATATTTATGATATTTATTGGAAATAATATTATATGAAAACATGTTCAAAATGTAAACAAGAAAAACCACTAACTGAATTTTACAAAAATAGATCTTATAAAGATGGATTTGGTAATCAATGTAAAAAATGCTATTTAGAATATTCTAATAATCTTTATCAACAAAATAAAGATCATTGGATTAAAAGATCAACTCAATGGAATAAAGAAAATAAAGAATATATAAGTGAATATATGTCTGATTATTTTCAACAAAATAAAGAAAAGATATATAATACGCGTAGAAAGTATATTAAGGAAAGATACGAAAATGATCCATTATTTAAATTAACTCAAAAAACAAGAACCATAATTAGTAATTCACTTCGAAAAAATAACCATAGAAAAAAATCAGCAACACAAGATATATTAGGTTGTTCATTTGAAGAATTAAAACAACATCTTGAATCACAATTTGAACCTTGGATGAATTGGAATAATATGGGAGGAAAACAAATAAATGAACCTAATGTTAGTTGGGAAGTAGATCATATAATTCCTATCAGTTCAGCTAAAACAGAAGAAGAGTTGGTTAGGCTAAATCATTATAGTAATTTACGTCCATTATGTAGTTATATTAATAGATATATAAAACGAAATAAAAAATGAGGACTCTTATAATTCACCCAGAAGATAAAACAACAGATTTTCTAACACCAATATACAGCAATATTAAAGCAACTGTTATTAGAGGGGGAGTAACTAAATATGAGGTAAATGAACAAATCAAACAACATGATAGAATTTTAATGATGGGACACGGTTCACCTATGGGGTTGTTTTCTGTAGGGAAATTTTACGGATCAAGTTATGTAATTGATGGGCATACGGTTCAACATCTAAAAGATAAGGAATGTATATTTATTTGGTGTAATGCAGATCGATTTGTTGAAGCAAATAATCTAAAAGGATTATATTCAGGAATGTTTATATCAGAAGTAGGTGAAGCTAATTATTGTGGATTACCAGGCACACCTCAATTTGTAGTAGAGGAATCAAATGATGTTTTTGCTAAGGAATTTGGCTTAGTATCAGATAAACCATTAGTAGAAGCATATGAATACATTAAAGATACTTATGGGGTATTAGCAGAAGATAATCCTGTAGCTAAATATAATCACTATCGTTTATACTTAAAATCATGATATTTATTGTAAAATAATAAGAATGACTAAAAAAGAATTACGCGAATTGATAATACAAGAATTAATGGCCCGCCCAGCAGGAGTATCCAAATCAAGCCCTGATAAGGTAAATGTAAATGATATTGCTGATGTTGCTCAAGACCATTTTGATAAAATATTAAGTATGTTAGATTATGAAGATCAAGCTGATGATAATTTAAAAAATAAATTAAAAATAGCAGTAGCAGCATACACTAAACATTTACTAGATGCTGTTGATTCAGGTGTTGATCCTAGAGAGATTATGAATCGCATCAATGAGATATTTAAAAAGTAATATGGTCTTCCAAACAAAAGACTAAAAAGTCATATATTTATTGGAAACAATAAATTATGATAGGAATTTATAAAATTATATCTCCAAATAATAAAGTTTATATTGGACAATCAATTGATATAGATAAGCGCAAAAAAGCTTATGAACGATTAGATTGTAAACAACAACCTAGAATATATAACTCATTAGTTAAACATGGATGGGCATCACATAAACATGAATTAATTGAAGAATGCCCCTTAGATAAACTCAGTGAAAGAGAAACATATTGGAAACAGTATTATATAGAGCAAGTAGGTTGGGATAATGTATTGTTTTGTGAATTATACGACACCGGTGGTGGCCCTAGAGATGAAAAAATCAAGCAAAAATTGAAAAAGCCAAAAAGCGAAGAGTGGAAGAAAAAAATAGGGGATGCTAACAGAAGACCTAAACCAGAAGGATTTAGAGAAAAACTTCAAAAACCAAAGTCACCTCAACACATAGAGAATATGAGTAAAGGTATGTTAGGTGTTTCAAAACCTGAAGGATTTGGGAATAAAATAACTGAGTTAAAATCAAAACCAATTCAGCAATTTGATTTAGATGGAAATTTTATAAGGGAATTTAATAGTATTAAAGATGCTAATTCATTCCTAAATAAAAATAGCCATAGCATAGGTAGAGCATGTAGAGGAGAAGTAAAAACAGCCTTTGGTTTTATTTGGAAATGGAAGGCAGAATAAAGATCATATATTTAATTAAATAAATAAAGATGCCAATAATCAGTAAAGACGACGCACAAGGTAAAGCAGACAATCGCTTAGATCGAAACCTTAAAAAACCAAAAAGACCAAAAAAAGAACTTCCACTACTAGAAAGAGATTTTAGGGATTTAATTACTCTAAAAGACCAATTAGAATGGATTGAATTAAAGAAAAAACAAAGAGATAAAAATGGATATTTCTAAAAAAGATATAATTGATTGGAATCGTTTATTAACATTAAAAACTAATGAACCTCATTCTCAAATAAAACAAGGGATTGAAGCTGCTATTCATAGAATGGAGTATTATGAGGATAATGTAGATAAAGCGGCGGCATTATTCCATTCACTCATAAATAATCATTATTTCCTACAGGCCAATAAAAGAACAGCATTAGTATCTCTATTAGTTTATTTGAGCGGATTTGATTTTAATGAAGATTTTCTTGAGCAATTAATAGTAGATACTGCTACTAATGGGTTGGGCGTAGAGGAAATATCTTCTAGAATCAAACAAGAAATAAAAGAAACAGGTTCATTAAACGAAAGTATATTTGATGTAATGATTAAATATTCTAAATTAATTGAAAAATTATATTATATATAAAATGGTAGAAACAATACTAATCGTAGCAGTAGTTGTATTATCAATACTTGTTGTTAGTTTACTTCATTCCCATCTTGAAATGAAACAACAACTAGAGGCATTTGATAGAGAACAACATAACCAAAATATGGATATAATTAAATTGATGAAGGATAAAGCACAACACGATGAAATGCTCCTTCAACACATTGAGATATTAAAGTATTTGGTTGAGCAAGATCCTAAATTAAATTCAAATAGAATTTACTTCACAGGACCTATTGGGGAAGCATGATATTTATAATAAACTAAACAATATGGATAACCAAAACATTTCATTCGAAAATATTCTTAAAGAATACGAAAATAAATCTAAGGAAAGAAAACAAAAACAACGAATGAAGAAATTAGCGAATATTGAAGAAAACAAAATTTCTCCGTTTGTTATGAAGGGAATTGAAGAATTCAAAAAACTTGTAAATCGGATTAAAGATGAAGCTAAGGGAAGAAGAAATAAGTGATTTGGTTTATTTAGGTAGAAGGTTAGATAAAGTATTGGAATATTTAACTAAAACAAATTCTCCATTGAAACAAGCATTTTTAGATTATACTAACGACTATTTTATACCTATTATAGATGGTGATATTACTCAAGAAGAAGAAGATTATTTCTTTGAGGAAATGGATAATGTTGTAGATGAATTAGAAGAAATATATTCTCAAACATTTGAGAATAAATTATCATAATATTTATGATTAAAATTAAACACATGTCAGCACAAACAGAAATGAAAGTAATAAGTGTTCTATTAGATGAAGCAATGGAACAAGGTTTAGAAGTAGAAATAATTTATCAAGCCCTGAAATTAATGAGGGAGGACGACGCATTAACACCATCTCAAGCAATGCAAGAAGCAATGAATGAGTGGATAAAGTAGCTTTTGATTTTTGGTTATAAGGATTGGGTAGGCACTATTGCCTACCTATCTTTATCTAAATTAAAACAAATGGAAATCAACAACGGAGCAGATTACGCCAACTCAGTAATCGATGGTATTCTTAAAATAGAAACAACACTTCCTGATGATCAGAAATTACCAGATACTCTACTTAGTCTTTGGTTTGAAGAAATTAAAGAGTATGCTGACATTACCTGGACTGAATATTTGACAGGCAAAAGAGATGATTATATGTTTACTGAGGACGAAATAACAGAAGTGTATAATAAAGCAGGTCTACGTTACACTCAGGAATTACTCAACGGCTTAGTAGATAAGGGAATGGTAGATGTAGGTATTGATGAAAATGGAGAAATTGTTTATAGCACTACTGATAAGGGTAGACAAGCGTTAGGAGAGTCAGAATAACATTATTATATTTCAATTAACCAAAAAGCAATAAGTTATGTCAAAAAGAGGTCGTGGCCGTCCGCCAAAAACAAGAAATGTTGAAGTTAATCTTCAACCGCAACAAATCGATTTTTCTCAAATTACAATGCTGAATCGTCTAAACATTGACAGGCGTATGCTTGAAACAATGGAGAGTGGATTAGCAATTGATGATTTGTTTAGTGAGGAAGGAGGTATTCCATGTGCATCAAATTATATGATGATTGGAGATCCTGGAGTAGGAAAAACAACAATACTATTAGATGTATTAGCAGCAGTACAGAACAAAGATAAAAAACGTAAGTGTTTATTTATTAGTGGTGAGATGGGACGTAAACAAATGTTCAAATACACAGAACGTTTCCCGCAGTTCGGATTTATTA